TTTTTCTTCTTCACCAAACAATGTAATATTATCATACAACCAACGATACACTTCTTCCATCTCTTCTGGACGAATTGCCCCGCACAATAGTTTACGTGCTTCTTGAATCTTGCCTGCTTTAAACAGTTCAACCATATCCAGTTTCCAGTCACTTTCGCCTGTGTCACCTTCGTTAGGTTTTAATAAACTGCTGTCTTGCACATTCATCTGCACCATATTGATACATTTACGCAGATCCGGATAAGTTGCTTTTACGTATGTGTCAAGTGTATCTAGATCAGGAGTAACACCTTCAGTGATAAGAATTTCAGCAACACGAGCAGTAAACTCTGTTTGATCGATCTTAGCAATATGGAAGCCTTGACAGCGACTGTGAATAGCAGGAATAATCCTGTTAGGATAGTTACAAGTAAGTATGAAACGTGCTGTACTGTGATATTCTTCCATAACGCCACGCAGTGCCGCCTGAGCGTTTGGCGATAAGTAGTCAGCCTCGTCTAGCAGTACAACCTTAAAGTCCCCGAATGGGATCATCTGCACAAAGTTTATAATTTTATCACGGACGTCATCCACTGAGTTTGTTCGCGATGCGTTAATTTCTAGTATGTCTAGATCATTTACATCAAGTTCGTTAAACAATAATTTTGCAAGTGTTGTTTTGCCGATACCTGCGTTACCACTAAACAACAAATGCGGAATAGTTTTTTCTTGAATCCACGTATTTACTTGGTTGCGTTGTGCTTCATCTCTAAACACATATCCGTCTACAGTCTTAGGACGATATTTTTCTACCCAAAGTTCTTTCACAGAATTTTACTCCACTTTTTTAATTTCTCACGTTTATATTGTACACGATCTTCAATATTTTGCCAAGATATAATTTTCTTTTCGTCTAGCAATCTTAGCATACATAAAACATCCCCGGCCTCTTCTTCGAGAGATTGTAACCACTTTTTAGTTTTTATTTGGTCGCCGCCGTGTCGTATGACTTTACTACAAGCCTGTGTAAGTTCTCCACATTCTTCCATAGTAATTACTAGGAGTTCATCTTGTTTCTTCATTCTTAGCCTTGCGAAATACGTCTTTTTCTAAACTTAGTTTATCTTTTGCACTCATAATCCAAGCACTAACGGCAAGTATTAATATACCAGCAGTTTCATATAATATGTACTCGGGTTGTGTGCCTTTTGTAGTAAGTACAATCATTCTAGTTAATGCAGTAATAGCAATAATGATAGGAAGTGTAACTGGTATGCGGTGATCGTTATAAAACGCACCAACCATGCCAAGTATTTCAGCATAAATGAACAGCAGGAATAAATCTGCCAGCGCCATCTTGCCTTGTGTGCTGAACATATCCACAATGTCAAACCCTGCGGCCCACACTGTGCCTGCTACAATAAACAGTAGCAATCCCTTTTCTAAATGCATGATTGTTCTATGCACAGTTTTTTTAAAAGTATTCACTTTAACTCCAATGTCTTATAGTATTTGCCATAATAAAGAAACAGGTAATAAAATTAACACCAACAATCATAGTTCTAACCAATGCTACTATGTCGGCTTCCCTGTCATCCTCTGTCGCTTTTTCACCTAACGCCTTTGCCCAAATTCTCCAAGCAGTTTTCACCTTTCTGTAACTCCAAAATGTTTATATGATTGTTGTACACACTTTGCTTGATAATAACAATCTGCTAGTGCGTTGTGAAGACTTTCCTGTATTGCTTTGCGTGGATCGCTCGGCATCATAGCAAACAGAGTACGACTATCTCTAATTTGCCAGTAGTTCCAAGGTGCAGGTTTTTCTGCTTCTTTGTATAAGTGTTGTAGGATAACAAAGTCAAAGGTAGGGCCTTGGCACCAAATATAATCTAAGCCCACGCACCACTTGTTGAGTTGACGCAACATTTCTTGTACACTTACACGTTCGTGTTCGTCACCAAATGCTTCGTCTTGAATTTCTTGTGGTTGCTTGCTCCACCATGCAAGGGTATTGTCGTCAATACTACGATTATAATCTGTAGTTTGTTCTTCTACATCGCCACGTAGATATAATGGACTATGCGGTTCTGTATCTGAAAATGGATCAAACTTGATAGCACCTAGGGTCATTACAACACTGTCAGGCTCGACACCTAATGTTTCAAGATCAACCATGCCATGAGTAGCCATTATTTTGCCCTACGATTCTCTTGTCCAATACCAGTTAAAATTAAGAATATGTATAGAATAGGCCAGCCCCAGCCTGTGATTTGTCCTGTTAAGTGAAGTATCATTAAAGCAACACCGGTAGCCCCGGTTGTGCCTATACCAGTGGGTTTACTCAATTCAGGGAACTTCATATAGACTCCTTTTGTATAAAATTTTATTATACACGAAGTCTATATGAGTGTCAAGTTATTCTTGTCCAATATTTACGCTATTTGGTTTTTCGTTTGAATATGCAAGAATTGCATCATTATCGATCATTCTGATTTCGTGTTCAGAGCCATCTACGTCAACTGAAAATCCTCTGGTCCAGCGACCGTGTTCAATCAACACCCAGTCTCCTACACTAAACGGATCCTCGTTCTCTGGGCCTTTTGCATATACCTTAGCCCATCGAGGATATATACCTCGGGTTTTACCGTTATCGTTTGTTAAAACAATACCGCTTTTAGTTGTTTGTTCGCCAAAATACATATCGCTTACTAACACACGATCATTGATCGGACGAACACTACTTTTAATTGAGTTTGACATTAATTTTTCCTTACAGTAGATACTTTGTATTTAAAATAATCATATTATACAGGAATCTAATATGAATGTCAATCTTAATTTTTATTCGTCTTTAAGAACAAAATTCCCATCTGCATCTTCAACCCACTCTTCGTCTATTTGTTCAAACTGAGCAAGTTCTTCAGCAGTCGGTTCTGTTGTAGGTTGAGTAGCAGGAGTTGTTGCATCCTGGTCAATTACTGCTGACGTGTTGCCGTAGTAATCTTTTACAACATCTTCTCTTTTGCGTATTATTTTGCCACCTGGTCCTAACTCATCGCCGCGAGCATTTACACGAACGTTGCCAACTGCTGGAGTTAGTTCGTGCTTTTTGCGCAACATATCCATGTCTATTTGTTTACCTTGATAAGAGCGGTATACTTTCCGTCCACCTTTTCTCATTGCCATTTTAGTATCTCCTAAAAATTATATACGTATTTATCTCAAGAATTCACGCCAATCGAGGCCATATTGGATTGAATTTATTCTATGCACACCGATCAAATACAGCACATAACTGGCTACACTTGATCCACGTCCTACACCCCATACAATGTTATTTTCACGCATAAAGTCTACAAGATAAATCATATAACGCAACAGAGGAAACATGTCTTTATTGTGATATGCTTCTAATTCGTCGTTAACACGTTTTACTTCTTTAAAGTTTGCTTCAGTTACTTTTTCTGGATCAACCTGTAAAGTTTCTGCTAGTTTTAGTATTAGGTATTGTGTAATGTCTAATTTCTTATACTCTTCGGGCATAAACCATTCACTTTGACATACACCGTCAAAGGTCTTTTGATCTACGTCTAGTGGAATATATTTTTGTAGTGGGTCTACGCCTTGCTCTGCTAATGCCTCATTAAACTTATCTACGTCATCAGATTCGTCGCATAGTACAACATGTACTTTATCAGCATGACCTGAATAGATCATATCGATAAGATCGCGATTAGAGAATCGTGGAATACCTAGTTCATCTGTTTTCATAAGCATTGCGTTATTTTAACTTATATTGATAAGATTGTCAAGATCGTCGTCAGTGTTTTGGTTAATTTTAGAATAGGCTATTGCTTGACGAGTCCTTGCTTCTTCCTTAAAGATTTCAAGAACATTTGCGATCTGCATTTGTAGATCTGTATTTCTTGTTGCAAAATATTTACGTTGCAATTCTACAACCTTTGCCTCTACTTCTGAGTCTGATAGGTCTGGAAGGGTGTCGATTAACGGGTGCATTACGTAGTACTAAAAGATCCTAAATACTTTCCAAATACTGTAACACCGGCATTATAAGTCCAAAGTTCTATTATATGGGGATTAACACTGCTGTTTACAACTATCGAATCTTTTGTTGCTCCGGGCCAATCGTTATCAGTTTTAATGTCTCCGCCTGACGTAGTTAGCGTTACAGTTCTGTCACTATTATCACCGTATAATTCAATCGTTATTTTACTTAATTTTTCTGCAGGAAATCCTGTTAATGATAATGTAAGATCAAAATTTTCTATAGTAAAGGTTTGGTAATGGCCGTTTGTAAAGTTCACTTCAACACTAGACGATATTGATCCTCCAGGATAAAAAGTAGAACTTACACTTTGAAATTCCGCATTAGTAATCTTATTACTTAAAAAGTTGTTATCAGTGTTTAGTTTTGCAGTGTTAGTTTGTAGATCAGTAATTTCAGATCCAGCAGTTGCTAGACCGGCTTTGATAATTCCAAAATTATCACGAAATCCTTGCGAATCATTATCTTGACCTGCTACAGGATAATCACTATCTATTGTTTCACTTACAATGTTACTTGCCATTTTAATTCCTCACTTTAGTTTATTTATCGCATTTAAGCATTGTATTCATAATTTGCGAATAAGATATATTGTTCTTCAGACGTTCCTGTAGTACTGTCAATTATATATCTGTCTACTTCTAAATCTAATTGCTTAAAGTCGTATTGTGTATTACGTACATTTAGTATAATTTGATCTGCACCGCCAGGCTTTGTGTAACACAATGGTATGGCTAATGTAAATCCTAATTCTTTAACTCCGCCCTCTTGAGGAGTTCTCATCCATAACGGTAAAAATTCTCTTTCTGTTACGCCAATATTACGTATTTCGTCACGCATATTAGTTATATTGCTTATATATTTCCCTGCATCTGCCCCGTCACTCACGTTTATTGCATCTGAATCTGCTTTTATAGTATTTGCTCCGGGTTCGGGTCTATACTTAAAAGGATCGCTGTCTGTTTCTCTTGTTACAGTTATTTCATCACCTTCTTCAGTTAATACATCGACTTCATTTGCAAGTAAAGGAATTTGTTCACCATCTCTAGTTTCAACATAATAAGTATCGTCGATCCATTGTACAGTGCCAACTGTGAGGCTTGGTATACCAGTATTTGTTTTAAATTGATCTTCTTTCACAGCATACGTCATACTGTCTACAGTTATTTTGTCTGTATTTTTGACTTGAATTTTTTTACGTGTTTTACCTTCAGCCGGCTCAGCAGGATCTATAATTTCAAGATACACAACTTCGTATATTACATTGTTTGTGCCTGGCTCTTTTGCTTCGGCTTTTTTAAGTTCCCCAACTTTATATCTACGTTTTTTATGATGCTTTGATGCTGCTGCTACATATTCATTAATGTTTTTAGTCTCTATACCAGCATAAGACAACATTTTTGCATCAGACTGTAAACCAAATTCAGGATCATTTGGTCTATAAATCAAACTAGGTGGAAAAACTGTGCTATCGCTTACTAAAGATCTTAGTGAATCTCTCTGTACCTGTTTAAGTAAAGGCTTTAAGAACAAGTTACTGTATAATAAGTCATTTGGATCTATTACTGTAATTGTGAATGTACGTTGTATAGCAGAGTAACCGAATCTATCTCTTGCGTCAACAGTAAAACTAAACTGTCTATCAATAGTAGTAGTTGCACTGTCGAATGTACACTCACCCTGATCAAATATTGTTAATCCTTCTACTACTCCGTCTCCGAATTGTCTTACTTTGCCTACTATTTCGCCGTCATATAATAAATCTAAACCTGGAGGAAGTCTGCCTTCAGTTAGTGTATATACAAGTTTTGCATTAGGTATAGTTGTTGTTGCTGATACTGCAAATGTACTTTGAAAGTTTGCACTAATAATACCAAGGTCACTAGGCGTGTTCCATGTAATAGTTGAATCGACTTCACCTAACACATTCAGTGTAAATGTTTTTTTACTGCTAGGTATAGTAGTTTCGTCCTCGCTAGTTGCTGTAAGTTCTTTTTCAAATGACTCCTCTGAAAATAAAGAAATGCCAATGTTATTTCCTTGCGGAACTGTACGACTTACTTCACTATCTAAAAATATTCTATCTCGATTATTTGCTATTTCAGTAATCCGGATGTCGTTTGCAGTACTGTCAGCACTTACAAAAACTTTTTCGAGTATATTAATTGTAGAGTTGCTAGTTACAGGAGTTGTTATTCTTATTAGACTTTCATCACTTGCATCAACATACGTTGGCCCAAGAACATTAGAAAACAATCTTTGTATCTGTTCTTCTAAAGTTTCTCCTGAACTAGGTTGATCTATGCCTGCTGCTCCAAAGTCAATTGCAATTGTTCCTCCTGATCGAGATTTTACTTCCCAAATTATGTAAGGTACTACTTTTTGTATTTGATGACTTTCATCGCCATCAAAGTTTATAAATCTATCTTGTAATTTTTCTCGTTGAGGCTGTGTAAGTCTTGCAACATACATAAAATCATCACCAGGAGATACTGTTGTTACTGGTATTAATGATATTTGAGGATTAAGAGTTCTGTCTAAGAAAATTTCATCATACTCTTCGCTTGTCCCTTCAGCAGCAATAACCTGATAACTAAAGCCATTTAGATCAATAAATCTTCCTACTAATTCCTGCAAATCGTCGATTCCGTCTGCAAGAGAACGATCTAGTTTATAAACTTTAAACGAACTTTTACCCATTAGAGTATCTTCGTAAATTATTCCTGTAATAAAGAGTACTTCTACTTCGCCTGTAAATCTTGTTGCATTTAAAGTAAACTTGTATTCTTTTGTAACAGCAGGCTGATAAGGAACTCTACCAGCAAGTTCTCCAGTGTTTTGATCTAATCGCAAACCTGGGGGCAGTGTGCTAACTGTACCATCGTTATTGAAATCTTCTAGAGTGTATAAAACTTTACCAACAAGGTACGGACTGTCTACAACATCAAAAAACAGTGTTAAATAATTGTTTGCACGACGAAATCCTAAATTTGCAGGAGTAAGCCAGATAGGTGTACGCACATGAGTGTTATCTGCTGTAAAAAGAGATGTTGAACCTTTCATAATTGTATTATCGGCTCTTAAAAAATCATCTCCTACAAGATAAATTTGAAATTTTCGATCAACGTTTGTTTCGCCATCGGAAACTGTTACAATAAATTCATAGTATCGATTTAGTTTCCTAGGCGACCTAGTGTTGATACTCAAATCATAAGTGAACGAATCGTAATAAAAACTAGAAAATCCGTTGTCTGGAAGTATTCCAAAATCATAAGGATAACCTGCATACTTGTTAGAATCATACTTTCCAGTGCCTGCTGCTACATCTAGAGATATTAAAGGTTCTACAATACCAACAATCCTTCCATCAAGAGTTAATTCTAATCCTGGAGGTAAAACACCATTACCGTCTTTGATAAAGTATTCTAGTTCATCACCGGCTGCTAGATCAGTATCAGATGCTTGTAATTGATAATCAACAGGACTTGTGTCTATTATGAATAGAGTATTATTAACACCAATGTCTAATAATCCTTCTTGAGTTATCCACTGCGGTTCGTCTGCACCTATTACAGTTAAACTAAATGTTCTATCTTCGAAGTAATTTCCACTAGTTGCCCGGATTGCAAATTTGTATACTGTAGTACGAACAACTTCAAATGGTGTTCCGACGATATTTTTTCCTTCTAATCTTAGACCAGAAGGTAGGTTACCGCTAATTTTTGTTATTGAGGAGTAAACAAAACTATCGTTGAGTGGTAAAGGTACGCTGGCCGTTATCCTTTCAGGAATAATGCCCAGGGATGTGTCTGTAATCTCTGTCCATAATCTCATTAAACACTTCCAAAGTCCAAACTTGCTTCTGATGGATCAGCAAAAGATCCCATATCTACTTCGTACGATGCAGTAATATAATCTATCCAGTTAGTAATGTTTCCTGTAAAGTCGCCAAAATCTAAACTTGAAAAAGGCTCGTCATGATCTCTTATATCTATATCATATACAAGTCCTTCTAAGGGACCAATAAAAATATCAGACTGTGCAGAACCTGAAGTAATATTACCAGTTGCTGTAAAGTTACTGACATTTAAAATATTAAAATTGTTTGCGTCTAGTGTGCCGCCTAGTTGAGGTGTGCTGTCTGACGAAAGTTCTGTAATAGCATTTATTAAGAGAGTGTTTGTAGGTGCATCTAGTGAAGTATTTGCATTAGATCCGCCCTGTATGCGTAACGTATCACCATCTTCTAATATTGTGCTGCCGCTGTCACTTATAATATTAAGATTTTGTAAGCCGCCAGTAGAGTTAATTGTAATAGTATTACCGTTTACTGAAAGTGTCGTATTTTCTCCGGCTGCAATTTTCTTAAACTGTAAGTCTGAACCAACTTTTTGTCCAAATACGCCTTCACCTACTGAACCTAAATTAGACGCAGTAGTAGATTCAGGCTCTCTAAGATCTAGTTCTTCAAAGTTAGAATTTACTTTAATAAATGCTTCTCGTAAATCATCTCCAGTGCCATCGTTTGCAATAGCGCCAATATTAATTAATTCAACAGCCATAGTTTTGTCCTCTAATATGTATATTTAGCCCTTTGTTATTTTAAAGACTGAGGAGCGTGTAAACGGATTGTATAAAAAATTATTTCCACTATTTTGTATCGATCTAGTATCAGTGTGATCGTCGTCTAATCCAGTTGAATAAATTTGATTCTTCGCAGATGTATTTGCTGAAATTCTACTACGTAGTTGAGCAGTTGTTGCTCCTGGATTTAATTGTAAATATAGTGCTCCTACTCCGCAAACTTGCGGTGATGCCATTGAAGTTCCACTTATATTACAAATTCTATAATCAGGGTTAGAAGGATAATCTCCGTCTGTAAATTTATTAGTAGTACTTGTACAACTCATTATATCTGTACCTGGTGCCCAAATATTTACGCCAGGGCCACATTCAGAACTTACTGCTTTTTGTTCTAAACCTCCAGCATGAATGTCACTATCTATATTTCCTACTATAAATGCTTCATCGTCAAAAGGACTGCTCCCTCGGTTATAATATTTTGTTCCACCATTAGTTACTGCTCTATTATCGTAGTCACCGTCACCAGGAAATGTGTCTATTTTATGATACCTGTTACCTGCAGCAATACACACATGTATGCCAGCATCGATCATTTCTTGAACATCTGTATCTACACTAGCGATTCTTACATTTGTAATATAAGATGCAACGGGGGCACCGCTGGTTGGCACTAGTCCAAATGCCCATCTCTCGTTAGCACTGTCAATGTCAGTACCAGTGTACGATACTCCTCTATATACAATTTCACTAACTGAATCGTAGTAAGTTCCATATCCCCAACTCATGTTGACAATAGTTGGTCGTTTAAACCCTGTTGCAGGATCTACAGGTTTATTATTATGCCATTCTTTAATAACATCGAAACAGTCTGAAATAGGAATGCCACTGTTAGGATCCGAAGATCCTTGAAGACCGTTTACTTTAACTGCGTAAATTCGTGAACCTTTAGCCCAACCATAAGTTTTACCTGCTGCTATGCCAGCACAATGTGTGCCGTGTCCGTCATAATCTGTGTAATGCCCATTAGGCATAGACCCTGGTAAACCGCTTTCTGTATACCAGTCAATTTCTTGTACACGACTAGTCCCAGATCTGTCTCTAAATTCTGGGTGATCGGCTTGTATACCACTATCTTGAATCACAACATCTACACCAGTACCGTCTAGAGTATAGTTGTATGTGCCTGTAACTGTTTCGTTAGTGTAAGGATTTGTTGTTTCGTTGCACCTACGCAGTCCCCAGTTGACAAAATCGCCTGAGTCTAGTGTAGTCTTTGTAAAGTTACTTGTTTGAGACGAATGATGTATTATTACAAGGTCATCTCTTTGTTCAGGCGGTATTTCAACACCATACACTCGAGGATCACTTTTTAATGCTTCTGCTTCTTCGTCAGTTAAAGAATAGTGTGTATTGCGTCTTGATCCTGGTCTAGCATTTACAACATCCACAGATCTATTAGGTATATCCCCTGCACCTGTTGTGGCAATCATGTCTTGATTGAATTGTTCGTAATCTACATCTCTGTTAAGACTTACTACGTATTCTCTTTCGCTCATAAACAATCCTAGTGTAAATCAGCCCACGTTGAGTTTGCATAGTATCCTTGGAATTTATTTGTATCTGTGTTGTAAATCATATCGCCGTTGCTAGGGGACAGTGCATCTCTTTCTGCTGTAGAAAAACTTGCAATCCTAAAAGGAGCATTTTGTACAACAACAGCATTTACAGCATCTAGTAATATATTAGTGGCTGCTTCTATCGTAACTGAACCTGTACTAGTAACATCAAGTACATCAAAAAATACAGTATTTGCAGTTAAATTGCCTACCGTTAAATCGTTGTCTGTTGTGGCTCCTCTAGAAGTTACTGAATCTAAAGTATCAGTTTCGGTTACTAATATATCTCTATTAGTCCAAACTTCATTGAGAGAATCAAACACAAGTGCCTGGCCGTCAGTTGGTGCTGTAGAATCTATACTTAATTCTACATCGATTAAATCATAAATGCTTTCAGCGCCAATACCTGTAAGATATCCTGCATCGTTTGTAAAACTTGTTATGTTTGTAGGTATAATAGGAGCAAGGTTAATAGTATTGCCTCCTGAAATACTTAAACTATTTCCTACAAGTCCAAGTGTTTGAGAATCTGTTTCTGATGTAATAAATCCTACATCGTTTGCTAGATCGCTTAGATTAACTGGAATAGTTGGTTTATTTGTAAGATCCTCATAGTCGCCGCTAAATGCATTTGTTCCTACAGGAACACCGTTAACAGTAAGCGAAGCAGCGTCAATTGTACCAGATGCTGTAATGTCTGTGACACCTATAACAGAATTACCAGTTAAGTCTAGATCATCACCATTAGGAAGTTCTTCTAATTGTTTATTATTTGCATCAAGTACCAGTGGAGTTCTATTTGCCATTCTTCAAAATCCTATTGTTATATATTTAGTGTAAATCAGCCCACCCTGCTGTGCTGTCATTATTTGCATCAGCAGCGTATCCTTGAAATTTACCTGTTGTGGTATTATAAATCATCATACCTAGTGTAGGTGTAAGTGCGTCTATCTCTGCTTGTGTTAGCATTGGAGGTGTAAATGATCCCTCCATTGTTACATCACCGTACATTGCAGTTTGTATTCCACTTGTACTGTTAAGTGTAATGTGTGTGCTTTCTGCACCTGTTGTTTTACTTGACAGATACATTGTTTCATCTGCGTGACCTATAAAGGTTGCTGCTTCAACAATACCAAATGCACCATCACTAACTTTTACTCTACCCGAACCGTGTGGTGTAATATTAATATCATTATTAGTACCAGAAGACAAGTTTAAGTTTGCTGATGCAACAATTTGTATAGGACCCGGACCAGTAGAGCCACCATTTGAAATAGTTAAGTAACTG